ATTACAATGCCTTTATCGGCTACTGAAATGAGTATTGAAGCCACTAATCTACAATGGCTGCCATTTGATACAGATTGTATTTCGATTTACTGTGAAACTTTAAGTGATACAGTGACAATATCTTATAATACGAATGGTGGCAAGGACAAAGACGGCAATACTATCACTTATAAGAGTATCAGCCAACCCCCTAATAAACAAATTGTTTTACAAGGTGGGGATATGTATAACGAGAATAAATTGTTCGCATGGACGGATAGTCAAGGCAATAAATACAATTATGGTGACGTGTACATTGTACCAAATAATAACGCAACACTGATAGCTCAATGGATAACAGGAAATGAAGTTACAGTTACCAATACATTGTCGGCAGATAGTACGGTAGAATTTCAATCTATGTCACCGTCACGTTGTTTGATACGTTATGATGATAACGAAGTAGCCAGACGTAATACAAACGCAATTTCAACATTTAAAAAGAATTATTCTTTGGGTACACACGATACAACTATTGTGTCTGAAAGTGATGATTTAACTAACTTTGACAATGCTTTTGATAAAGAAACAACTACAAAGATAGATTGTTCCAAAGTAAAAGCTACCTACCTCACTTCACCTATGGGAAACAGATTTGAGAATATGACAGACTTTGTTTTCCCTGCTAATCTTGCAAACATTTCGACCAGTAAGGGCGTGCTGTCAGGTTGTAAAAAGCTTACCAAGATTACATTTCCTATAGCATACTGTGATATTTCACACCCTGAATCGTTTCTTGCTAATAGCACATTTGTTAATGGTTTGGAACTACCTTACACCTTGAATTTCGTACCAATGGTTTCAGTTGATGGGCAAACAGGTATCGAAGAAATAAAACAAAACGAGATATTAAAAGGAAGTCATGTTGTTGGAAACTTAAACATCAAAGCGGCAACTACAAATAAATGTGTAGTGTATGTAAATAAAGAAACAACAAGTTTAGTTATTTATCCCGCAACAGTGCAGGGAAGATTTTATCTTATGGGCAAAGGTATTGATGGAGATTTATCTGGACTTCAAACTATACAAATTGGGCGATCTACTAATATTAACGACACCGATGGTTTTGCAAGTAATACATCGGCAAACATAAATCTGAGTTTGGACTTTCAATCGGGTAATTGTACTACTAAAATACCTAAAAACGCTTTTAACGGCTATAGTGGTAATACGATTAATGTTGTAATTTATGGTAATGTGACCGACAGCAATGGTATCACGCTTGAAAGCGGATCGTTTTGCAATATGCCTAATATGACAAAATTGCCAATGACAAATAGCATAAGCTTAAAAGTTATACCTGAGAACTGCATGAATAATTTAGCTTCATTAACTTTAGCAACTACAGGCTATGTGGTTGACGTTGAGGGTTGTAACGATATGCCTAACCTGACAACTCTAAGAATTGAAAGTTCTTGCGAAATAGTGAATGGATTTAATAACTGCCCTAAATTGAAAAATTTGTCATTCATGAGTGACGGAAAAGTAAAAGAAATTGGTGGTTTAAATAGTAATGCTATTACAACATTTTATATTCCAAATATGGCTTTGTCTGTATCGGGCGTGAACAATTGTTCTGCATTAACAACGGTTGTTATTGGGGCTTCTTTGACTAGCTTTACAGGGTTTAATAATTGTCCTAAATTAAACAAGTTTACTGTGGATAGTTCTAATACTACTTTTAAAGTCGTTGATAATAACCTCTGCCAAGGGAATAAACTCTGCCGTGTTCCAATGAGTAAATCAGATATTGTGGTAACAAATGGTACAACGGAAATCATGAGCAATGCTATTCAGATTGCCTTTGTAAACAGCATTTCTATTCCAAATGGTTGCATTTTAGCTAACGACTCAATCAAATGTCAAAGCGTAGGTCAAATTATTCTCCATACTTCTTTTAACACAGAAACTGGGAAATATAATAATTTAACTATGACCGATTTTAGTACCCTTGATAATGTACAAGTCGGAACTATTTTCACGTATGGAAATGGTATAACAGATACTACAAACGCAAATTGTTTGCCTATTGTAAAATACTGTATAGAACATAATATCAATTATGTTGATATGAACGAAACAAATACTAACGCTCGTGGAGCTATTGGAATAAGCGGTAATGCAGAATTGGATGGTGATAACTGATGATAAATACTTATACTTGTACTCCAAATCAAACTTCTTCTGAAACTGTGTTTGCAGATTTAAAAACATTTTTTGAAGATAAGTGGGCTTGGAGTAAAATTGAAACAAATTATCCTGATAGTGAGTCCACCGATTATAACACTTTGACATTTTGGATTGATGGTACAACGTACTTTAGAATAATGTTTGACCCTGCAAAGTCACGTTATTGGGCTGGGTGTGGTGAATATGACTCTTCCCAAACGTCACCATATGCTGATTATGTCAGCTTTACCTATAGCAAGTTTGATAGTGTCATGTTGTATACTACAAGTCGGGGAATGTTGATTTTGTTTAAAAGTGGAGATAATGACTATGTATTAGGTGGGGCTATTGCAAAGATGAGAAAGCTGTCCGATGATACAGAGATAACAGGTTTCTTTACCCCTACTTCAAATTCAGGACATCAAGGAAGTAAAATGGCAAGTTTGTATAATATGTTTAGTCAAAGTTTGCACAATGGCGGTACGAACCTTGTACCACAAGTTGATTTTAATATACCATTGAATAGCACAGTTGAGGGACAATACGCTGCTAAAACTGACGGAATATTCTATGTTTATATGGGACAAGACAGTGTGTTTCCTGCTGACGGAACTGTTGTAAAATTCACAATGAATGGTGTTAAATATGTAGGTAACTGCAAAATGGTTTTAGCCGATTATTCGTAAAGGCGGTGTACAGAATGTCTAAAATGAATAAGCTGATTAAGGAAAGTCAAGATAATAAAAAAACACTTGGTTACACCTATGGAACGGTTAAAAGCTACGACTCTACAAATTGTACAGCCATTGTTTCGCTATTAGAGTATAATGGTGCTGAAAAATCTTTTCTGAATAAATCAGGTGAGATTTTAAGCATGGGAGACAGTGTGTGGATCTATTTCCGTGGTGGCGGTATAAACGCTGGCTACATTGCTATTAGGAATGGCAAACCCATACCTCTAGGAAGTCAAAATTCTAGTGTAGGACGATTTGTTGAATACGTTGATAGTAGTGGTCATCATCACATTTCGGAAAAGTTTAATTATTATGGCAGTTCTTATTTTTATACTATAGCCCCTGATGGAACAGAACAGATTACTATTCGTCTTGAAAATATTGCTCATGGCAATTATAACCATGTTGAAGGTCAAGCAAACCACTGCTACGAATATAGTTATGACAGCAATAATTATATTGATTTTTCAGAAATGAAAACTAACAGTATGTTACAGATGTTACCCTATGCTCGTGGAAATAGCAGTTTAAATTCCTTAACAGGCTTTAATAATACTAGCGTTGGTGGATTTTCTAATCACATCAGTGGTATGTGGAATACGTCTGAATATAGTGTGGCGGTTGATTGTAGCGGTGCAAAAAATACTGTTTCCAATTCTCGTGACACATATATTAACGGCATGAATAATTTACTTGAAGGCGTGTCTGATAGTATTGTAGTTGGTACGCTAAATACCATTAAAGGTGACAAAACCAAAGATCAAATGGCAAAATATAATGCCGTGTTTGGATATGACAATGAAATTATCAATTATGATAATTGTTTCGTTGCAGGCTCAGAAAACCATGTTACAGCAGATTATCAAGCTGTTATAGGTCATAGGGCAAAACAAAATCGTACAAGTTCTGAGGGGGCTGGTATATTATTTAATATTGGCAATGCTCCTTCTTCTGGCGTTGCAAATCAAAGTTCTGCAATGCAAGTGGACTTTTCAGGCAATGTTTATGCTGGCGGCGCATACAAAACTGTTGGTGCGGACTATGCCGAATATTTTGAGTGGCTTGACGGCAATGTTGACAATCAAGATAGAATTGGTTTGTTTGTTACGCTTGACGGTGATAAAATCAAGCTTGCGAATCATGGCGACTATCTCCTTGGAGTTATATCAGCCAATCCATCTATCGTTGGCAACTCTGCCGAATTAGATTGGCACGATAAGTATAAAACAGACGTTTACGGACGGTTGATTTATGACGAGTCGCACAATCCTATAGTGAATGAAAACTATAACGATACGCTTGAATATGTTCCTCGTGGCGCAAGAAAAGAATATGATAAAGTTGGCTTGTTAGGACAGTTGGTAGTTCAAGATGACGGAACGTGCGAGGTCAACGGATGTTGCACGGCTAATGTGAATGGCGTGGCAACCAAGTCCGATAGTGGCTATAGGGTTATCAAACGCATTGATGAAACACATATAAAAATAATACTTAAATAGAAAGAGGGCTAACAACCCTCTTTTATTATTGGAGGAAAAGTTATGAAAGAGATTATTACTCAGATGATTACAGAGTATTTGCCTGTAATTTTAACAGCGGTTATGACGGCTATTGTCGGTTTTGTAAAATCGAAGTATACAAAAATCGCAAATGACAGCATTAAGAAAGATGTGGCGGCTACAACGGTTAAGTACATAGAACAGATTTATAAAGACGTTCACGGCACAGAAAAGCTTGAAAAGGCTAAAGAAACCATGCTTGCCCTGCTTGAAGAAAAGGGTATTAAGATTTCCGATGTAGAGCTTGTCATCTTGCTTGAAAGTGCTGTTAAGGATATGAATTATAAATCACTCACAGATTTTATTGACGAGGTTAAGAATGGCGGTGAGTAATTATGAGCACGGTTAAGGAAATTGCTACCTACTGTGGAAGTATTACAACCATTTTGGCACTGATAACAATTATTGTTAAACCAATCAGGAATAGATTTGTAGAGTGGATTTCAAAAACAAGTGGCAAAGATAATCTAAATAAAAAAATAGATAAATTAACAGCATTAGTGGAAAGACAGGTAGAACAGAACCAAAGCATGGAAACTGAGTTACAAAAACAAAGTTTGGCTTTGCAGGCCACGCTGAGAAATTCTATTTTAGCGATTTATAATTCAAGAATGAAAGAAAATAGTATTTCACTGTACGAAAAAGAAAATCTCGCAAGACTATACGAAAGCTATTCGTCTATTGGTGGCAATAGTTTTGTACATAACTGTGTAGACGAATTAAATAAACTGCCTGTAAAGGAAGATTAATTGGAAAGGAAGATAAATATGGCAACAACAATAAAAGGTATAGATGTTTCACATTGGCAGGGTACTAATGTAGATTTTAACAAAGTAAAAAAGGCAGGATATGACTTTGTTATGATAAACGCAGGCTACGGCAAATATATCGATCAAAAAGATGAGTGCTTTGAAACTAACTATAAGAAAGCTAAGTCAGCAGGGCTTAAAGTAGGTGCTTACTGGTATTCATATGCTCTAACATCAGCAGATGCCGAATTAGAAGCTGAAGTATTTCTTGAAGCAATCAAGGGCAAAACTTTTGAAATGCCTATCGCTTTTGATATAGAAGATAGTTCACAGTATGATTTATCGGCTTCTACTATAGGTAGTATAATTAATGCTTTTTGCGGTTATTGTGAAAAGAAAAAATACTATGTTATGCTTTATAGCTATGCTGCTTTTCTTAACAGTAAAGTTCCTAGCGATTGTAAAAACAAATATTGTATATGGCTTGCTGAATTTGACAAGTCAAAGCCTTCATACAGTGGTAGCTATGGTATGTGGCAGTACACAAGTAAAGGCTCGGTTTCAGGTGTAAACGGAAACTGTGATTGCAATTATGCCTATAAAGATTTTACTGCAATTATAAAAGAAAAAGGTCTTAATGGTTTTAAAAAGCAAAAGACAAAGGAACTGCCAACACTTGAAAAGTCTGGTTATAAAAAGGGCAATAAGACCAATGGCGTACTTGCATTAAAAGAAATGCTCATTATAGCCAAGGCAAGAAAACTTCATAACGTCACACTTGACGAGAACAGTATTTTTGGTGACGGTACTGAAAAGGCTGTTAATGCTCTGCTGAAGAAGTGGGGATATAAGCAGAATAGTATTGCAGGCGAGAAGTTTATTAAGAAGCTTGCGAGCACTATTAAGTAATATCATTATTAAAGGGCGAGGTAACACAGCTTCGCCCTTGTTATATTTTAGTTATATGAAAGGAAGATGATTTATGGCGTATTGTGCTACAAACGGAAACCTGTACGAAAATGGAAAAGCTTTTGAGCTGAAAGTTGGCATTGGTGCTGATTTTAAAGTACAGGCTTCGGGAACTGGTAGTTTTCAGGTTGTAGGAAAACTGACTCAGAATGGTGCAGAGGAAGTGCTTATGATGGTTGATCTGAGCGACTTCTCAACAGTTGATACGATTACAACAGAAAATGTTTATGCAGGAGATGTTAGTGGTTACTATAGTGTAACTGTTAAAAATGTCAAGGGTGTAAACAAAATTTGGGGAACTATAACATATTAAGGAGGTGGATTTATGGCTACAGATATTATTGCTAGAGGTATGGCGGCTAATGCTAAAAAGTCTGTCACCGAATTAGGCGATAAGGTTGAAAGCGAAAAGTGGATTGGCACAAAAGCCGAGTGGGAAGCCGTTGATAAATCCACTATAAAAGACGGCACAATTGTATATATCACTGATGATAAAACGGTGGTTTTATACAATAAAGCGGAAATGGAAAAGATAGCCGCCCAGGTCGCCACAGACCGCAAAGCCGCTGAAACTGCTGCACAGACAGCACAGTCTGTAGCTGATAGTTTACCTGAAGACTATGTTACAGCAGTTGCAAAGATTGCCGAGAATACAGCGAATATAGCTAGTATAAAATTAACAGATAAGGAAATGAAACGTAGGGTAGATGCTCTGTATGACATAGGACAGGGTATCACTCACCAGTTTGAAACAGACAGTGAAACAGCATATCAAAAAACTGTGCCTACAGGCGGTAAGCTGATGTCGGTGAAAAACATTGGTGGTAGGTCGATTGTTTGGAATCAGTTGTATAAAAAATTTGGCTATGTTGGCGGAAGCACACTTAACTGCAAATCGATTTTTAAATCGCATAACTATTTACTTCGAGTAGACTATAGCGTTTCAGAAAATACAAAGGTATATTTATATTTCAGAGCGGCTAAATATACGGCAGGGACTAATAGGCAGATAGTTAAGGATATAACTGCTGGTAGTGGAAAAATATCATGGATTACTAGCCCATTAGGTGAACATAGCGATGGCGGTGA